ATGGGACCGATGGATGCAGAACGCATCATTCGTTCTTCCAAGGTTGCAATGTCTCAGCGCAATGACACCCAAACCTGTTATTATTCCGAGCTTGGCTTTGTTGCCGTTGGGCAGGACGGAAACGTATCCAGCATTAGCCCGTTGGACGAGGGCGGAAAGAAATTGATGGAGGTGGTCAAAAAGCATGGAATTCCGCATTAGTGACGATGTAAAACTCGAAGAATGGTTTTGTCCCATTTACAATCGAAAAATCGACTGTGGACTATGCTTCGAGGTCTCCAATATTGGCGATGACATTCTCTGCCTGAAGGGCGACGACAAGCCGCCTTGCAGTTGGGAGATAGCCCACCAAATTTGTCTCAAGTGTCCTGTCTATGAAGAAATGGGACAGTAACAACCAAATAATGTAAGCGTCTTTGCCCAGCCGGGCAGGGGCGCTTTTTTCATGCCGTCTTAGCTCATTCTGGCAGAGCGCCGGTCTCCAAAACCACAGGCCGCTGGTTCGAATCCGCCCGCATGAAAACCCAAACTTTCTGCAAACAGAAAACCGCCAGCGTATCTCTACGCAGGCGGTCTTTTTTATGGGCGCGGGTGGATTACGCAAGCCGCGCATCTAAAAAAGCCCCGCAGGGGCTTTTTCCCCCGCCGGACTGTTCGGCGGGTCGATGCTGTTCGAATCCACCCGCCTAGCCTCCGGGAAGGTTATTACAAAACAGAAACTCCAGTACCCGGTTCGGATACTGGAGTTCTTGGTGGGCGCGGGTGGATTCGAACAAGCTCAACTATCACAATTCGCTGGATGCGCTTTGAAATTGTGATGGATTCATGCGCATTTTTTGAATTTCACCAAAAATCATTTATCGGCTATCACAACCATTTAGGAACAAAAACGGGTTACAAAGTGGGTTATTTCGCACGCGGAGAATACTCTGCCAGAGCATCTGAAACGGCCATTGCTGCCGTGTCAGCCCTGCCGTCAACGGCGTGACTGTACCAGCCGTAAGTATCCATACTTTTGCTGTGCCCTACCATGCGGCGCAGTTCTGCCGGGGACACGGCATCCTCGATGATGCTCACAAAGGTGTGCCGCAGCTCATACAGGCTGACCGGTGGGTTAATGCCGTTGCTGCGCTGGTAGAACTGCCAGTAGTTATAGAGGCTGTGCTCATTCTCCAACAGGAAGATTGGATCATCTCCCCGAAGAGGCCGCTCTTCCTCAAAGGCCCGCTGCTGCAGCTGAGCGTGGAGTTCCGCAGCCGCCAGCGGATGCAGGACCACCGTGCGGATAGCGTTTTCGTTCTTGCCGTGTGTTTCCTCATCAAAGGTATTGATGGCCCGGGCAAGATGCAGCCGGTTGCCCTCCACATCGCCCACACGCAGGCCCAGCAGTTCGCCAGGGCGCAGGCCGGTCAGGACTGCAAAGCGATATGCATGGATATTGGCATCCTGTTCAACCTTGCCACGGACGATGCGCGTATCCGTGGAAAGCAGGACCCGCAGCGCGTCCGGCTGAAGGATCTTTCGGCCCTTTGGACGTGCTCCCCTGGGTACTGTGAGACCCTCGTCCTCTGGCCGCAGGGCGGTGTATTTGTGCTGCCTTGCCCATTTCACAAAGCTGACTTCAACCGCCCGGATTCCCTGTAATGTTTTCTTAGAGAGGTTTCCCCTGCTCTTTCGAGTGGCCTGCGGGTTCATGCTGCCTTCTTTGTATGCCCGATTCAGCACGTCCTGCAGCATTCCCGTGTTCAGGTCTCCGATGCGCCGCTCTCCAATGATTGGCAGGATGTAGTTCTGTCCGAACTTCTCCACCTGCTGGGCATAGCTTGTGCCGGCGGTGGCCCGCACCGAGATCAGATACTCGTTCCAAACCTCCAAGCAGCGCTTGGTGGTGCTGCAAATGCCCTCATCCAGCCAGGCATCTGCTTTTGCATTTGCTTCCCGCTGGCCGGTACGGCCCGGCTTTGCGCTGGTGAACGTCTTGCGCACCCCGTCCTTCTGCACCTTGATCTGCCAACGGTTCTGGTTCGGCAGCCACTGGGCGGTGTTGGTTCGCATTCCCATAAAAAATACCTCCTTTGGGGTACACTTTGACAAGCCCGCCCAAAAGAGGTATAATCGCAATGTCGAGTGTGCGATGCCCTCTTCTGGGTGAGCCGCTTATCTGAACTCCCTCGGTGTTGGTAGCACCGGGGGAGTTTTTTTTATTTACAATCAGTTGTTCGTACGGTAGATAACCTCCAAGCCCTGATTCGGGTGATAAGACCAGGTAACTGTCACATCATCAAAGCTTTCCTTCTGGCGGCCATCAATTGCTCGTGTATTTGCCATTTCTTTATAAAGCCATTCTGGCAATCCAAGTGCTTTGTTGGTCAGTTTTACATGCTCCAAGCCAGTTTCATTAAAGATAATCGAGCCGCCTTTCATGTTAAGCGGATTATTATCAATCGTCATATAGGAACCATCTTCAGCAACTGAAACCGTTACGTCATTATAAAGATCATAAAACAGTTTAAAATCCGGTGCCATTCCCTTCTTATAGAAAGTTGGTGCTATATCCTCATCCAGAGATATGAGAGTTTCCTTTCCATCTTCATTTACAACCTTCCAAGTTGCCAGAATAACAGGTGCACCATCATCGGCGAACCGTTGAACTTCTCCCTTAAATGTAACGTCCTGATCATTGAATACGTTCTTGTAATAGTCGTATAGACTTTCTTTTACAGCCGCATACACACGCTGCCCATTTTCCACAACGGAAAAGCACTTATAGTTTGTATTTGTTTTTTCAACCGAGTATGTAAAATAATATCCGAAGTCCGTATGGCCTGAATAGGCCACATAATCGCCTGTTTTGTACTGCACTCCCTCTGCAAATGCAGACATTGCAAGTACAAAACAAAGTACCACCATCAACGCCATTGAAACTATTTTCTTTTTCATACAAAAGGCCTCCTATGTTTGTTTATATTTCCGTCAGCGCGTATAATTCTGCGCTGCACTCGTCGAGCTTCGTTTTAGCATTATCGCTCATATATGACAGATATGGTTCAAATGCCCGATGATATTTTATTGCCCAGTTCTGCTTTGCTTTGGGCGATTTTAAACTTTCTATTTTGTCCCGGTATTTTTCTTGTGTACGCTGGACAATTTCATTAACGGCTTCTTCTCGAAACGTCAAATCCAGATATTTTTCCAACGAGGAAGTTGTAGTTACTTTCACGCCATACTTTTTACAATCTTCCAGCTGTATTAAACGGCCAACACAAAAATCATACCGCATAAAGAACACCGACGGTTCTGTGGTAGAGGAAAGAATCTTAGCACTTTCCTGAGCCTGTTTAAGAAATTGCGGTGCTAATATTTGAGCGTTCATGCGAGAATCAACCAAATCCATCTGGCCCATCCATTCGGGGTTCGGGGAATACCTGGACGGCTCTTCCGCCGCATCCATTGCCATCTTTCCGACTACCTTTGTAGCCTTTTTCAGCCAACCAAAAACGCCCATGCGGTACATCCAACATCAGATATCCCGGCAGAGCCCCACGGCCTTGCCTTCAATGACAACGGCATTCATATCTTCCCGGCTGAGAATGATGCTGCTGAAAGCCGGATTCTCCGGCCGCAGTTCAATGAAGTTCTCGTGCAGATAGACATGCTTCAGGGTGGCCTCTTCCCCGATCCGCACAGCAGCGATCTCGCCGTTCTCCACCTCTGGCTGACTGCGAATCGCCACCAGATCGCCATCGTGGATGCGGGGTTCCATGCTGTCGCCCTTGCAGGTCAGTGTAAAGGTGGAGTGCCAGCGGGAAGGCACGCACACCATTTGCTCGATGTTCTCTTCTGCTGTGATGGGCGTACCGCAGGCGATCCGCCCTACAAGCGGCACCACATCCATGGCTGGCATCGGCTCAAAGCCCGGCGGAACGGTAGTTTCTCTGGATGCAGCCGGGGCGGGCTGCTCCTCCCAGCCCATCAGATAGGCAGGGGTGGTTTGCAGCGCATCCGCAAATGCTGCAATCTTAGATTGCGGAATGTCTGCCTTTCCATTTTCAATTTTACTTATAGATGATTTATCCTTATAGCCCATCTTATGGGCCAGTTCTTCAACTGTTAAGCCAAGCTCCGTGCGGCGGCTTTTAATTCTGTCGTATAGAGTTGCCATAAAATCACCAACCTTCGCTCTTATCTTATCATATAGTGGAATGATATTCAAGTATTTTTTGCTTTTTTCTCAAAAAAGGTTGACTTTGTTTCCACTCAGTGATATCATACAGGAAGTGGAACATGATTCCACTTGAGAGGAGGTGAAAACAATGACCGATACCACTACGCTTCGTTCCATCATTGCCAACTCCGGGCTGAAGTATAAAGCCATTGCGGAGATTATGGGCCTTACACCGTATTCTTTGCAGATGAAGATTGACAATGAAACCGAGTTTAAGGCGAGCGAAATCGACACTCTCGCCAACACTCTCGGCATGGACATGCAGCAGCGTGATGCCATCTTTTTTTGCAAGAAAAGTGGAATTTAATTACACTTTTCAGTTTTAGTTTAGGAGGTGAACCACATGAATGACAACAAAAAGCCCAGCGAACCTGTGAAAGAGGAACGCTGGGCACAGGAGATTCACCTTTCACAGCTGGACGACCGCATTCTCTGCCAAATAGATGAAACGGTTATCCAGAATGTGAAAGCCTACTCGTTCGCTCAATCCAGCAACGGGAAAGCGCTGCTAAATTTGAGCATTGAGATCAATGCGGATGTTGTGTCAACCACGATACAAGCGCAGAGGCAATCGCACTTGTAACCCATGAATGCCGTTCCATCGTTTCCGAAAACTTGGACAGCAACCCCTTCTGTGGAGGGATTTGCTCATTCACAATCATTTCAACAAGATCAACTAACTTCTGGACTTGCTTTTTGTCCGGTGCATTTTCAGCTTCTGCCCTTTCCCGCAGTTCCTGAAAATTCGTCTGGTAGTTGATGGTCGCTGTATTGGCTGTTCCAATTACAGAACCGTAAGCTGTGCCGATATTGTAAATAGTGCTCTGGTGTTGTTCCGTTTCTTTCCGTTTTTTCTCGACTTCGGTCATATAGAACGCTTTTATTTCTTCCTGCTGCTTTTGGAAGAACGATGCCTGCGTTTCCGTGACATAAAGCCGTTCATTGGCCGGAGTGATAATAACATCGTCTATCTTAATATCGGTTTTTGGGCGAAATCCAACGTACTGACGGTTCGTTGCCGTTTCTCGATTTGGCAAACCTGGAACGGTCGCAATAATTTCACCATCTCGCTCAATTTGCATATCCAAACCTTGCATCTCTAAAAAGCTCTCAAAAATCATTTTATCACCTCCTTTCCTGTTTCAGTATAGCACGGGAAGGGAGCCATCAGCAAGGAGGTGAGCAGCGTGAAAAAGCCTTATCTCAAAATCAGTCGTCTGGCAGAAGACCAGGATCTCAATCAGGGCGCACTTGCGGCCCTGATTGGGGTAAGCTCCAACACGATGACCGCACGGCTCAAGGGGACACAACCTTGGAGGAGTGACGAGATCGTCATCATCTGCAGAGCACTACACATCCCGCAAGAAAAAATCGGGGAGTATTTCTTCCCGGCAATCGCAAAGGAGGAAAAGACCGCATGAAACCTTACACCCTTGCATCCGAGCGGGCCGCAGCGCCCACTGGATGCGCGTACATCGCACCGCTGTTTTGGAACAAGTGGTTCCGTTGGGGCGGTAGTCAGGCATCTGGCTGCTACCAGCTGGGCGGACAAATCAAGGATGAAAGCCACACCGGGCTGCAGATTTTTGCTGATGGCGAATGGCACCCGGTCATCGGATGGGCATTGGACGACTGCAGACCCGCATTCAATTGTCTTCAGGAGGTAGGAGCATGAATATCAGCCCGAACGCTCAGTTAAAAATCCAGCTGGGGAAGGATGGGAACCCCAAGATTTATGCCTGCGGTACAGAGATGGAACAGAAAGCCCTTTGCGCCGCTCTGATTGCCGGGATTTGCATAGATCAAAGAAATCCGGGAGCATTGCTCAGCATAGTGACTACTGCCGCAGACCTCATGGACAGAATGGAGGAATCCCCCAATGAAGATTAAATCCCGCGTCTGGTACTGGCTGGCTGCTGCCAGCGGTGCTGTAAGTCTGCTGTACGGCATGGGCATCGAGGGCGGTGCACAGCTGGGCAGCTCCATCTCTGACAGCCAGTTCGTCACGGCCCTGTGCCTAGTTCTGGCAGCGGTAGCGTTCCTGCGGCTTGGCTTTGCCGCCCAGGATCGTGAACAGAACGCCCGCCGCTATGGCCGCGTTGACCGCACCCACGCCCGCACCGAAGAGCCGGACTACCGGCAGAACCGGAGGGGCGCATAAAAAGCAAATGAGCCCGCCCGTGCTGGTAACACGGACGAGCCCAAAGGGTGATGGAATTGTGAAGACCCATCCCCTTGATGATATCACATCAGAAAGGATTTTACAAATGAAAGGTATTTTAGCCGAACCGGGCAAGGCCCCGGTGATCGCCAGCCTGCCGGACAGCCTATGGGCCATTGAGAACCGACTTGGCACGCCTTGCGAGATGATCGTGATGCCCCGCACCCCGGCGGTGCTGTTCGTGGGCAGGTACGATGGCCCCATCCAGCCCGCCAGTTTGCTCAACCGGAAGTACCGGGGCCGCCAGCTTTACGGGCCCATTCTCTGCTACGGATGGAAGGGCAACAACATCCAGCCCATGAACAAGGATGTACAGACCGAGATGCTGGACCGCCTGAAGGGCACGGAGGTGCGGGTATGAGCATCATCAGCCAGAACAGCAACGATGTTTACTACGCCTATACCCGTGGGCGCTTCTGGCGCTGGGACGAATCCGCACGGGTCTGGAAGGAAAGCCATCTGCTGGCACAGAAGTTCGGCAAAGCCAAGACCGCTGAAAAGCGACTGACCCCGGAAGCGTTTCTGACCAGCGACGAGTTCATCCCCATGGACGACCACGAGCTTCCGCAGTCGATGCTGACGGCCCTCAGGGAGGCCAAGCCCTGCAAGAATGCACCGGTAGACCCGGTGGAAGAGGAGCCGGAAGTCCCCGGAACCCAGACGGCACAGGAAATGCCCCTGACCACCGTGCCGGATGCGATGCGCCCGGCGTTCGATTATTCCGGCCTGACCGACCAGACCGTGGAAGACCTGCATTTTGCGGAGAACGAATACCGCCACGGCAAGCAGATGGCCGAGCGCGGCCTTGTCCACATGGGCAATGCCATTGCCGCTGCCCATGATGCGCTGTGCGGCACCGTTGTCGCACAATGCGACAACGGTAAGTTCGCCAAAAAAGAAGATACCTTCCGGGCGTGGTGCGTGTCCATCGGCATCACCAAGGATACCGCTTACCGGCTGTTGCAGGTCTCGGCACTGCTGGACGGAAGCAGCCCCCGCCAGCAGAAGATCCTGAAGGAGCTGTCTCCCACTCTGCTGTATGCCGTGGCAAAGCCCAGCGCCCCGGCAGAGCTGGTGGAGCAGGTTAAGAGTGGTGACATCACCACCAACAAGCAGTATCAGGAAGCCCTTGCCCAGATCAAAGCCGAGAAAGAGCGCGCCGATGCTGCCGAGACTGAGCGGGACAAGCTGCTGGGTGCCCAGAATCGGGCTGCTTGGGCGGAAAGCCACATCCAAGATGTCGAAGCCCAGCGGGATGCCGCCCTTGCGGATGTTCAGGGCCTGACCGAGCAGAACGCCAAGCTCCAGCAGAGCTACCACAATGCAGACGAGAGCCGCATTGCGGCCAACCTCCAGCGCCAGAAAGCCGAAGCTGAACGCGACAGGGCCGAAGCCCGCGCTAAGGACGCGGAGAACCAGCTTGCAGGCTCCCGGCAGGTGGCCGAAGCGGCCAAGCTCCGGGGCGACAAGCTCAAGGCCGAGAATGACGCACTCAAGAAGCAGCCCATCACCGCGGTGGTGGACAAGGAAGAGGTGGAGCGTCAGGCCAGGGAAATGGCCGCCGAGATGACCGCCGACCTGCGGGCACAGCTGGAACAGGCCGCTTCCGGCAGTGAACAGGATGCCCACAGCTCCTATGACAACGTGCTGCTGGCCGACCGCTCTTTCCAGAACATCGGCAAAATGGTGGTTCCGGCCCTCCGCAGGCTTCCGCCCGAACAGCGGGAGCAGCTAACCAATATGCTCGTTCACACACTCGGACAGATCCAAGGGGAGGTATCCAGATGTCTGTAACCATCACGGCCCTTGAGGCCGAAAACGTCAAGCGCATCAAGGCCGTTGCGCTCACCCCCGCCCCCACCGGGCTCACCCTCGTGGGCGGCAACAACAATCAGGGCAAGACCAGCGTGCTGGATGCCCTTGCCTGGGCGCTGGGCGGCGACCGCTTCCGCCCCAATGCCGCACAGCGGGACGGGGCCGTGGCTCCCGCCCATCTCAAGGTCACCCTTTCCAATGGCGTGATCGTGGAGCGCAAGGGCAAAAACAGCACCCTGACCGTTACCGACCCCACCGGGCGGCGCAGCGGCCAGCAGCTGCTCAATGCCTTTATCGAGCCGCTGGCCCTTGATCTGCCCCGCTTCATGGAAGCATCCGACAAGGAGAAAGCGGACATCCTGCTCCGCATCATCGGCATCGGCACCGAGCTGCACGTCCGGGATCTGGAGATCAAGTCCCTGTACGACAAACGCACCTTCACCGGCCAGCTGGCCCAGCAGAAAAAGCACTTTGCCGAGGAGCTGATTTCCTACCCCGATGCCCCGGAAGAACCGGTCAGCGCCTCCGACCTCATCCGCCAGCAGCAGGAGATCCTGGCCCGCAACGGCGAGAATCAGCGCAAGCGCAACCAGTTGGACAAGCTCATTGATGAAAAGAATCAATTGAATTTCACCTTGCGTGATCTCGATGAAAAAATTGAAGATTTGAAAGAGGAATACGAGCAAACGCAAGCGAAATTTACTGACCTTGAAAAGCAGATATTTCAGGCCCGGAAATCTGCTGCCCAGCTGCAGGACGAATCCACCGCAGAGCTGGAGGCATCCATCCGGGACATCGAGGAGACCAACCGCAAGGTCCGGGCCAACCTGGAAAAGTCCCGCGCCGAGGATGAAGCGGCCCGGTATGCCAGCGACTACGACAAGCTCACCGAAGCCATCACCCAGAAGCGGGCTGACCGCATGGCCCTGCTGAACGGTGCCGACCTGCCCCTGCCTGAGCTGAGTGTGGAGGACGGTGCCCTTACTTATAAAGGAAAGCACTGGCGGGATATGTCCGGCAGTGACCAGCTGCGGGTAGCCGCCGCCATCGTCCGCCGCCTGAACCCGGACTGCGGTTTTGTGCTGCTGGACAAGCTGGAGCAGATGGACATGACCACCCTGACCGAGTTTGGCCGCTGGCTGGAAGCAGAGCACCTGCAGGCCATCGCCACCCGGGTCTCCACCGGCAGCGAGTGCCAGATCATCATTGAGGACGGCATGGTAAAGGATGCCGAGCCGCCTGTCACCGAAAAGCCCCAGCCCAGAAGCTGGACGAAAGGAGCGTTCTAAATGAGCAAGTATGCCATCACCGCCGGGGTGCAGGATTCCCCGGTCAAGACCGTGCTGTATGGCCCCGAGGGCATCGGCAAGAGCACCTTTGCCTCCCACTTCCCGGACCCGGTGTTCATCGACACTGAGGGCGGCACCAAGCGGCTGAACATCAAGCGCCTGCCCCAGCCCACCAGCTGGGCCATGCTGCTGGACGAGGTGGCCGAGGTGCGCAGGGGAAATATCCCCTGCGGCACGCTGGTCATCGACACCGCCGACTGGGCCGAACGGCTGGCCATTGATGCCGTCTGCGCCAAGGCAAAGGTGGACGGGCTAGAGGGCTTTGGCTACGGCAAGGGCTACACCTACCTGAAAGAGGAGTTCGGCAAGCTGCTGGACGCGCTGGAAGAGGTGCTGAACACCGGACACAATGTTCTGGTCCTTGCCCACGCGGCCATCACCAAGTTTGAGCAGCCGGACGCTGCTGGCTCCTACGACCGTTGGACCATGAAGACCACCAAGCAGGTAGAGCCGCTGATCCGGGAGTGGTGCGATATGCTGCTCTTTGTCAATTATCAGACCGTGGTGGAAAAGAGCAGCAGTGCCCCCAACGCAAAAAACAAGGTCACCGGCGGCCGCCGGGTCATGTACACCACCCATCACCCCTGCTGGGATGCCAAGAACCGCTTCGGCCTGCCCGACGAGATGCCTTTTGACTACGCCGGCATCGCCGCCTGCATTCCCGGCACCGCACCTGCGCCCGCACCGAAGCCGAGGCCGGAACCGCGCCCCCAGCCGGAAGCCGACATCCTGCCCGCGCCCGCCCCGCAGCCGGAACCGCCCGCCGAGACAGTGCCACAAGCTCTGCTGGTGCCCGACCTGATCGCACTGGGCGTGCCGGAGAAGCTGGCTCCCCTGATGAGCGCAAACAACGTCACGCCGGAGGAGCTACAGGCCGTGGTGGGCAAGCGGGGCTATTTCCCCGAGGATATGCCCATTAAGGATTACCCGGCTGATTTCGTAGAGGGCTGTCTGGTGGCCGCATGGCCCCAGGTGCTCCAGATGGTGCTGGACAGCCGTGACCTGCCGTTTTGACAATTGAAAGGAGAACTTACTTATGAATGACATGAACACCGACCGCGCCCTGAGCTGGGACGACGAATTTACCAACGAGCAGCAGGAGTTCGTGCTCCTGCCCGAGGGCGATTATGCCTTTGAGGTCATCGGCATGGAACGAGCCCGCTTTGAGGGCAGCGCCAAGCTGCCGCCCTGCTCCATGGCAAAGCTGACCCTGAAGATCTTCGGCGGGGCCAAGGGTGACACCACCGTCACCGACCGCCTGTACCTGCACACCAAGACCCAGGGCCTGCTGGGTGCTTTCTTTGAGAGCATCGGCCAGTGCAAGCGCGGTGAGACCTTCCGTCCCCGCTGGAACGAGGTGGTGGGTGCCCGGGGCTGGTGCCGTCTGGGCATCCGGGAGTACACCAAGCAGAGCGGCCCTAACGCAGGCAAGACCGGCCAGAGCAATGAGGTCACTCGCTTCCTGCCGCCGCCGGAACCTAAGGCCGCACCCGCTCAGGGCTGGACACAGGGGGCATTCTGATGGCGAACATCCAATCCCTGCGTCCCTATCAGCAGGCCGCCCGGGACAGCATCCACGCCCAGTGGGAGCAGGGCCGTCTGCGCACGCTGCTGGTGCTGCCCACCGGCACCGGCAAGACCATCGTGTTCGCCTCCGTTGCCGCCGATCAGGTGCGTGCCGGGGACCGGGTACTTATCCTGGCCCACCGGGGCGAGCTACTGGAACAGGCAGCAGACAAGCTCCAGCGTTCCACCGGCCTTGTCAGCGCCGTGGAAAAGGCAGAATCCACCTGCCTGAACAGCTGGTTCCGGGTGGTGGTGGGCAGCGTGCAGACCCTGCAGCGCTCCGCCCGGCTGGAACGCTTTCCCCGGGACTACTTCGGAACCATCATCATTGACGAGGCCCACCACGCCATCACCGACGGCTACCGCCGCATCCTGGACTACTTCGAGGGTGCAAAAGTGCTGGGTGTGACCGCCACCCCTGACCGCGGCGACATGCGGAACCTGGGCGAGGTGTTCGACAGCCTGGCCTATGAGTACAAGCTGACCGATGCCATCAAAGAGGGCTATCTGTGCAAGATCATGGCCCAGACCATTCCCCTGCAGCTGGACATCTCCGAAGTTGGCTTCACCAGCGGTGACTATTCGCTGGGGCAGCTGGGCACGGCGCTGGACCCATATCTGGAGCAGATCGCCGCCGAGATGGTGCAGCGGTGCAGGGGCCGCAAGACGGTGGTGTTCCTGCCCCTCATCAAAACCAGCCAGAAGTTCCGGGATCTGCTCAACGCCAAGGGGTTCCAGGCCGCCGAGGTCAACGGCCAGAGCGCCAACCGCAAGGAAGTGCTGGCCGACTTCGATGCAGGGAAGTACAACGTGCTCTGCAATTCCATGCTGCTCACCGAGGGCTGGGACTGCCCCAGCGTGGACTGCGTGGTGGTGCTGCGGCCCACCAAAGTGCGCAGCCTGTACAGCCAGATGGTGGGGCGCGGCACACGTCTGGCCGAGGGCAAGACTGACCTACTGCTCCTCGATTTTTTGTGGATGACCGACAAGCACGAGCTCTGCCGCCCGGCGGACCTTGTGTGCGAGGACAGGGCCGTGGCCCGGCAGATGACCGAAAATCTGGCAGAGACCGGTGTGCCCGAGGACATCGAGGAAGCCGCCGCACAGGCCTGCGAGGACGTGGTGGCCCAGCGGGAGGAAGCCCTTGCAAAACAGCTGGCCGAACAGCGCCGCAAAAAGGCAAAGCTGGTGGACCCGCTCCAATACGAAATGAGCATTCAGGCTGAGGACCTCTCCGGCTATGTGCCGGCCTTTGGCTGGGAAGCCGGGCCGCCCACCGAACAGCAGACCACCGCCCTCGAAAAGCTGGGTATTCTGCCGGATGCAGTGGAATCGGCAGGCAAGGCCAGCCTTTTGCTGGACCGGCTGCACAAGCGCCGGGACGAAGGCCTCACCACACCAAAACAGATCCGCTGTCTGGAAAAATACGGCTTCCAGCATGTGGGCACATGGAGTTTTGAGCAGGCCAAACACATGATCGACCGCATTGCGGCCCAGGGCTGGCGAAGCGTGCCCAAGGGTGTTACCCCAAGCACCTATACGCCGCTCGCCCCGCCTGAAACACCCGCATGGGATGTATGGTAACGCAGATGAATGATGAGATCGAACTCAAAGAAGCATTGGACTTCATTTCCCCGGCCTCCCTGACTTATGAGGAGTGGACGATGGTGGGCATGGGCCTCAAGGAAGCGGGCCTGCCCGTCACCGTCTGGGAAGCATGGAGCGCCCGGGACGGGGGCCGCTACCATAAGGGTGAGTGTGCCCGGAAGTGGGAGAGCTTTCACGGCAGTACAAAGCCTGTCACCGAGAGCAGCATTTTCCAGCTGGCCTACAGCCACGGATGGAGCGGCCCCGCGGGCCACGCGCTGGACTGGGGCGACGAGCTCACCACCGGCTCCTCCAGAACGGAGGGGCAGCTGGTGGACCCCCGGTGGGTGGAATCCCATGACCTGGCTCTGCCTGAGCAGTGGGACCCAGTTGACCAGCTCAGGCGCTACCTGCAGGCCCTTTTTGAGCAGGACGAGCACGTGGCCTATGTGACCGAGAGCTTCATGGCCGACGACCGCCGCCGCCCCACCAGAGGCTGCTGGGACCGCACCGCAGGCCAGCTCATCGCAGAGCTGGACACCTGCGGCGGGGACATCGGCAAGGTGGTGGGCGACTGCGACCCCGAGGTGGGCGCGTGGATCTGCTTCAACCCGGTGGACGGAACGGGCCGCAAGGATGCCAATATCACCGCCTACCGCTACGCTCTGGTGGAATGCGACAACATGGATCTGGGCAGACAGCAGGCCATCATCAAGCAGCTGGAGCTCCCCTGTGCCGCCCTGGTCTACTCCGGCGGCAAGAGCGTCCACGCCATCGTCAAGGTGGATGCCCCGGATTACACCGAATACCGCAAGCGGGTGGATTACCTCTATGCCGCCTGCCAGAAGAATGGTCTGACCCTCGACCAGCAGAACCGCAACCCCAGCCGCCTTTCCCGGATGCCCGGCATCCTGCGCGGCAGTCAGCGGCAAACCCTGCTGGAGACCAACATCGGCAAAAGCTGCTGGGACGAGTGGCGGGACTGGCTGGAAGCCGAGACCGATGAGCTACCAGATTGGCACACTAGCAAAGACTTTTCCGACATCCGCCCATTAAGAGAACCGCTCATCGAAGATGTTTTGCGAAAGGGCCACAAGATGATGATTGCTGGCCCTTCAAAAGCTGGCAAGAGCTTTGCTTTGATTGAACTGTGCATCGCCATAGCAGAAGGCACTACATGGATGGGACGTTTTCGTTGTGCACAGGGAAAAGTCCTCTATTTGAACTTAGAGCTTGACCCTGATTCTTGTATGCACCGTTTCCAAGATGTTTACAACGCACTCGAACTTCGTCCAGATCATTTTGAAAATATCGCTATCTGGGACTTGCGAGGTATTCCTGTGCAACTGGATAAACTGGCACCAAAACTCATTCGCCGAGCCAAGAAACAGGGGTTCATTGCCATCATCTTTGACCCCATCTATAAGGTTCTTACCGGTGATGAAAACTCTGCTGAGCAAATGGCAAAGTTTTGCGGCCAATTTGATAAGGTCTGCCATGAGCTTGATTGTGCTGTTATCTATGCGCACCACCACTCCAAGGGTGCCCAGGGCGGCAAGCGCAGCATGGACCGCGCCAGCGGCTCCGGCGTGTTTGCCCGTGACCCGGATGCCATGCTGGATATGACAGAGCTCACCCCCACCGATGCCATCTTGGAACAGCTCCACAACAAGGCCGCCTGCCGGGTGCTCAAGGCCACGCTGGACAAGCGCGGCCATGCCGATGCCTACGGCCCGGACGATGCCCTGAGCAAAAGCCGGATGCTGGCCATTGCCAAAGAACACCTTGGCATGGCCGACTTGCGGGCCATCGATGCCCAAATCGCAGCCGCCCAGAAAAAAGCCGACAGCATGACCGCCTGGCGCATTGAGGGCACCCTGCGCGAGTTCGCACGCTTCGACCCGGTGAACCTCTGGTTCGACTACCCTGTCCACAAGCCGGACACCGGACTGCTGGAGGATCTGCAGCCGGACAGCGATTACAAGTCACTGGGTACCCGGGGCGCATCCAAGCGCTGGGGCAATAAGGACAAAGTCAGCAAGGACAAAAAGGCCGAGCTGGACACCGCCTTTGAAGCCTGCATGATGGATGGCAAGGTAACGGTCTACTCCATGGCCGAATATATGGGGCTGAAACCGGATACTGTACGCCGTCGTTTGAAAGCGGACGGCGGCTTCTGGATCGATGGCGCGGACATCGGCCGTAAAGAACCCGGCAGTGCAGGGTAAATTACAGCCTGCAATATTTTGCTTTACACATAGTACAAAAACGGTAAAATAGCGGCTATCACAAATCCGCATCCGCTTACGGATTTCGGAAAATAGCGGCTATTTTTCCGAATCCGGGACGGAAAATAGCCTATATATAATATACAAAATCCGTCCGTGTGTGATGGGGTCTCCCAGAGGATGGGGCGAACACAGCCCCCATCCCTCCGGGGAACCCTCCCCATCACGTTGGCCGAATAAAAAAGAAAGAACGAGGTGAAACGAACGTGCAATTTTTGCCCATTGCTCAATTCTTCCTGCCCATGAAGCCGCCCACCACCACCCACAACGCCAAGGAGCTGCACGCCTACATGAAGGGCGGCAAGCCCTGTGCCGTGCTCCACGACAGCGCCGAACTGAAAGCCGCCCGGGCCAAGCTCCACGCCCATCTGGCACCCCATGCGCCGGATCAGCCCGTGCCCGCCGGAAAGCCAGTGCGACTGGTGGTCAAGTGGTGCTTTGCCCCCGAGAGCCACCCGGACGGCAGCTGGCGCACCTCCAAACCTGACACCGACAATCTGGAAAAGGCCCTCAAGGACGAGATGACCCGCCTGCACTTCTGGCACGATGATGCCCAGGTGTGCAGCGAGATCGTGGAGAAGTTCTGGTCGGACCCCTGCGGTGTGTTCGTGCGTGTGGAGGTGTGGGGATGACGGATTATAAAACGGTCAAGGAATGGTTCCAACAGTGCCGGGACGGTGCTGCCGCCGTGAAGGCCCAGAAGCAGAAGATCCAGCGCATCCGGGATGCTGCCGAGAAATGCACCCAGAGCCTGAACGGAATGCCCACAGGCGGAAGTTCCGGTGATAAGGTCGGAGATGCCGTTGCCCGGCTGGATACAGAGGAACGGGAGCTGAAGCAGATGGAGCAGCGCCTTGCACTGCTGAAGATGAATGCCACCTGCAGGGCCTACACCGGGGCCGTAGACCCCGAGACCGTCCGACAGGGTGACTGCATCCGGATGTTTTACATCGAGAACAAGCACCAGCCCGCCATCGTGGAAGCTCTGGGGCTGTGCGAAAATTCCGAGGTCTCAAAGATCATCCGCCGGGGCTGTGAGCGGCTGGCTCTGCTCTGGGATACACTGGAATGATTCCACATCACATCCATCCTGCATCCATGTGCAAAACACCCCATTTGTGATATTCTGGGTACAAGCGGAACCGCGCAAAGCGGTGCGCCGCTTCAAAGCAGCCTCCTGAGTACCTCCATAATGAATTGCTCCTTTTGGACCTTTTGCCGCTTAACAGCATTTTTCTCTTTCTTGTGCTTTGCGGGCTGCTTTCAAAGATCACACTTGCCGTTCCGGGCTGTCCCGGGGCGGCTTTTTTGTACCCTGACGACGAGAGAGGTGGTGAGGATGACCGACAAGCAGGCGCGGTTCTGTGAAGAATATATGATCGACCTGAACGCAACCCAGGCGGCCATCCGTGCCGGATACTCTCCAAAGACGGCCAACGAGCAGGCGGCACGGCTGTTAGCGAATGTTAGTATCCAGAACCGCATCGCACAGCTTCAGGCCGAGCAGAGCCGCCGCACCGGCGTGTCCGCTGACCGGGTGGTGCGAGAGCTGGCCAAGGTGGCGTTCGTCAACGCGGGCGACCTCATCGATGCTAGGACGGCTTCCCTGAAAAGCGATGCCGCACCGGACGATCTGGCTGCTGTGCAGTCGGTCAAGGTCAAGACCTTCGGAGAGGACGGTCTGGAGCAGGAGGTCAAGCTGGCCGACAAGCTGAAAGCCCTGGATCTGTTGGGGCGGCACCTGGGAATGTTCAACGGCGTGTCCGGCGATGCCTCTGATCAGCTGGCCGAGGCCCGCAAGATCCTGGGAGGAGTAGACAGTGTTATCGACTAAGCAGAAAGAATATCTTGCTTCCTGTTCACACCGGTGGAACCTGAAAGTTGGGGCTACCGGTTCCGGCAAGAGCTGGCTGGACTATGCCGTGGTCATTCCCCAGCGCCTTCTGGCTCTGCGGGGTGAGGGCGCAGCGGTAATGCTGGGCAACACACAGGGCACCATCAGCCGGAACGTTTTGGACCCCATGCGAGAGATCTGGGGCGAGGCCCTTGTGGGAACCATCAGCAGCGACAACACTGCCCGGCTGTTTGGCCGCCGGGTCCACATTCTGGGCGCGGACAGCAAAAAACACGTTGCCCGCATTCAGGGCATGACCATCGAGTACGGTTACGGCGATGAGATGACCACCTGGGATGAAGACGTGTTCCAGATGCTCAAGACCCGCCTGCGCTGTCCTCATTCCCACTTCGACGGCACAGCGAACCCGGACAGTCAGGAGCATTTTCTCAAAAAGTTCATCGATGACCCCGAGGTGGACATCTTCTGCCAGACCTCCACCATCGACGACAACCCCTTTCTCCCGCAGGAGTTCGTGGAGCACCTGAAGCACGAGCTGGCCGGGACTGTCTATTACGACCGCTTCATTTTGGGCAACTGGTGCAACGCGTCTGGTTTGATCTATCCCTTCTTTTCGCTCTGCCCGGATCCTTATCTCTTCCACGGCAGCGCGGCAGGTGTGGACGGACGGTTCTATGTGTCCATCGACTACGGCACCCACAACCCCTGTTCCATGGGCCTGTGGGTTATACATGAAGGAAAGGCCCTGCGTATCAGGGAGAGTTATTTCGACAGCCGCAAACAGCGGGTGCAGCGCACCGATGAGGAGCACTACGCCGAGCTGGAACGGCTCACAAAAGGCTATTACATTCAGGCCGTATGCGTAGACCCGTCTGCCGCATCTTTTATCGAGACCATCCGGCGGCACGGCAGGTATCAGGTCATCCCCGCAGACAACGATGTTCTGAACGGCATCCGCTGCGTGGCATCCCTGATGCAGGCCGGGCTTGTCCAGATCCATGAGAGCTGCACCGATTCCCGCCGGGAGTTCGGTGCCTACTCCTGGGATGACAAGGCCAAGGAGGACCGGGTGGTAAAGGAAAACGACCACGCCATGGATGATATCCGCTATTTCTGTTACACGATATTCGCCCCGCTCATCCGCTGGGCAGATTGGAGAGCCAAGTAATGTTTGACAAGCTGCTTTCGTGGCTGCGGGAGAAGGCCCGGCTTTGGTTCGGGGAGGACACTCCCATCAACGTCAGCGTGTCTGCCCCTATGGAGAGTGCCATCACCCTCTGGGCGCAGATGTACGATACCGGCGGCCCATGGTGTCACGGCGGCAAAGACCCGCTGCACAGTCTGGGTCTGCCGCAGAGCATTGCTGCCGAGCTGGCTCGGCTGACCACGCTGGAAATGGAATGTCTTGTTTCCGGCAGTGCCCGGGCAGACAGAATCAATGAGCTGCTCAAGCCCTTTATTGCCGACCTGCGCATTCCCGTGGAGTACGGCTGTGCTCTGGGCGGAGTGCTGTTCCGTCCCTATCTCGACCCTGCTGGCCACATCCAGATCGATGTGGTGCAGGGAGATTGCTTCTGTCCCACTCGCTTTGACAGCTCCGGACGTATGACCGGGGCTATTTTTTACGATCATCTGGTGCGGGGCGGACGCATCTACACCCGGCTGGAAAGCCACGAGTTTTCCAGCGGAAAGTATACCGTCACCGTCAAGGCGTTCCGTTCCATGACAAGCGCTGACATCGGCATTGAAGTCCCCCTGACTGACGTTGCCGAGTGGGCTGCACTGGCCCCGCATACGGAGTTCACTGGCGTAGACAGGCCGCTGTGGGGATACTTCAAGACCCCCAAGGGCAACGCCGCTGACCGGCACACCCCGCTGGGTGTCAGCGTGTATGCCCCGGCAGTGGACATCATCCGGGATGCAGATGAGCAGTATGGTGCACTGCTCTGGGAGTACAACGGAGGCCAGCTGGCCCTCGATGTAGACCAGACTGCCCTGCGCCCGGGTCCTGACGGTAGTTCCACGATGCCTCTGCGGGAACAGCGGCTCTACCGCAACTGGATCAATGGCAGCGTCTCCGGCGGCCGAAACCTTTACGAGGTGTTTGCCCCCACCCTGCGGGATGAGAGCTACCGCAAAGGGCTGGATTCCATGCTCAAGCGCATCGAATTTCAGTGCGGCCTTGCCTACGGTACCCTGTCTGACCCGCAGAACGTGGACAAGACCGCCGAGGAGATCCGCTCCAGCAAGCAGCGCAGCTATACCACCGTCAAAGACCTGCAACGGGCCCTCGGCACAGCAATCACTGATCTGGTCTATGCCGTGAACATCCTGCTGGATGCCGCATGGCGCAGCGGCGCGGCGGTTCCCCTGCCGGGCGAGTGCACTGTGACCTTCGACTTCGATGATTCCATTATCTCAGATCCCAAGGAGCGCAAACAGATGTTCTGGGGATACGTTACCGCCGGGAAGTTCCCGTTCTGGCGGTATCTGGTGGAGTTTGAGGGATACAGCGAGGACGAAGCCCGCAAGCTGGCGCAGGAAGCCGCTGACGAGAACCGGCAGCCTGAGCTGAGCTTCGGGGGTGGCGGCTGATGCTGGCCCCGGACTATCTCGACCACGCACCCGACCGGCTGGTGCTGCTCTGGCAGCAGGTCGAGGACGATATCCTGCGGGACGTGGCCCGGCGCATCTCCAAAATGGAAGCCCTGACCCCCACGGCCAACTGGCAGCTGTGGCGATATGAGCAGACCGAAGCCCTCCGACAGGACGTGGTAAAGAAGCTGGCCCGCTACACCGGCAAGAGCGAAGCTGAGATTCGGCGGCTCATGCAGGAAGCGGTCACCCGGGCCATGGAGGCCGAGGACGAGATCTACTACCACTACGGCAAAGAGCCCACGCCCTTTGCTGACAATGCCACCCTGCAGGCCCTGCTCAACGCTGGCTACCAGCAGACGGCGGGAACCTTCCACAACTTAACTGCCACCACGGCCAACACCGTCAGCGGCCAGTTTGAAGCCGCCCTCGACCGCGCCCATCTCAAGGTGAGCAGCGGTGCGTTCGACTACAAGAGCGCCGTCAAGAGCGCGGTGGACAGTCTGGCCGACACCATGAAGTACGTCACCTACCCCACCGGCCACACCGACACGCTGGAAGTGGCCGCCCGCCGGGCGGTGCTGACTGGTGTGAATCAGACCGGCGCAAAGCTGCAAGTGGCCCGGGCCGACGAGATGGGGGTTGAGTTCTTCGAGACCACGGCCCACGGCGGGGCCCGCCCTTCCCACGCTGAGTGGCAGGGCAGGCAGTTCCACCGGGGCGGCGCTGTGGACTACATGGGCAAGCATTACCCGGACTTCGAGGCCGCCACCGGCTACGGCACCGGAGCAGGGCTGTGCGGCTGGAACTGCCGTCACACCTTCTTTGCCATCTTCCCTGAGCTGGGTGCACCGCCTGCATGGACGCAGGAGAACCTGGAAGCCCTCAACGCCCGGGACATCGAGTACAACGGCGGCAAGTACACCCGATACGAGATCAGCCAGATGCAGCGGGCCCGGGAGCGCACCGTGCGCAAGTACAAGCGCCGGTATCTGGCTGAGGATGCCGCCGGGGCCGACACCACCGCCAGCGCCGTGAAGCTCCGGCAGGCCCGTCAGGAGCTGACTGACTTTATCAGCGCCACCGGCGGAAGGGCAGACAGTGCCCGCACCAGTGTTGCAGGCTTTGGTAGGAGCCAGAGCAGCCGGGCAACGTGGGCGGCGAAGAAGCTTGATTCAATGTTGCCCAACCAGCGTGGCAGCGGTGGCTCCTCTGGGCAGAGCGGCGAAACAGTTCATAAATTCCTGGGAAAAGTCGATTTGAAAGACACCAAGCAAGTGGAAGCCCTTAAGGATTCATTCTGCAGCAGCTATGCCAATTCCAAAGTCGAGAATATGATGGTCATCACCCGCAACGGTGAAGTCCATTATATGACCGACAATAATCCCCGAGGGGTTGACTGCTCGTATCTGGGTGGTAAACTGAAAGGGAGCTACAACATCCACACACACCCGCCAGATACCACACAATATTCCTTCAGCACCGATACAGACATCCCGGCAGCATTTGCCGATGGCACCCGCATCATGGAAGCTGTGGACTACAAATACAGGTATCAATTTGCTGTTCCGCGAGAAATCACCTTTGAGCAGTGGGAAACCGTGTGTGAGGAAGTTCGTGAGGAACAGAACGCCGTGATGGCAAGCCGTGGCTATGGATTCGATGACTACGAAGAAAACATCCAGCACGTCATTATTGACGAAACCTGCCGTCGGCTTGGTTTGAAATGCTACCACAGGGAGAAACGGAAATGAGCTACACACTGGAACAGATAGATCAGCTTACTAAGAAAAGCGTTCAGCGAGAACGTTCCCTTGTTGCTGAGTATAAACGCACCCACTCTGTTCCTAGTAGAGGAATTATTTCCACGTCTGAAATTGATGCCGAACGAACCGAACAGAAGCGTTTATATGGCGAGTATTGCAAATTGATTGCGAACAGAAAGGGTTGAGGTGTTATCATGGAAGATTTTCGTATCATCTACCGCATTTTGAAGTATTTGCAGCAAAGCATGGACTTTGAGGAGTTCGATTGCGCTGGCTTTACTGCCGAGCGCTTCGGTACGAATCCGAACCGCTTTCAGGCTCTCCTGATTCAGCTTCAGAAGGCTGGGTTCATTGAGGGCCTGAACATCGTTCGCTACATTCGCCAGCCGGAGCGCATCGAGCCGCCCATGGAACCGCATATCACCTTGCAGGGGCTTGAATATCTTCAGGAAAACAGCCTGATGAAAAAGGCCGCTGCATTTGCAAAGGGTGTTAAGGAAATCGTCCCCGGCATCTAACAACCAAATATCGAAAGCGTCTTTGCCCGTCCGGGCAGGGGCGCTTTTTTCATGCCGTCTTAGCTCATTCTGGAAGAGCGCCGGTCTCCAAAACCGGAAGCGGGAGGTTCGATGCCTCCAGACGGTGCCATCGCAGAGGGCAGTGCGTACCCTGCCCGGGATCCATGCGGAAGGCGAACCGCGTTACAAAACCGAACGGATTCTATTTTTCATATTGACCAGAAAGGAGCACTCAACATTGAAACGTGAAGATGTGAGTAAGATCATCCCCGGCATTACGCAGGAACAGCTGGACAGCATTATGAACCTGCACGGTGCTGACATCACGGCAAAGGCCAACGAGATTACGACCCTCAAGGCCGAAAAGGCCACCCTGACCGAGCAGCTGAACACTGCAAACGGCAAACTGGAGGGCTACGACCCCGAGTGGAAGGCTAAGGCAGAACAGGCCAAGACTGACGCTGCCAGCCAGGTAGCCGCCCTCGAAAAGGGCTATGCACTGGAACGCAAGGCCGCTGGGCTGAAGTTTTCCAGCGAGAGCGCCCGCAAGGCATTCCTTACCGAGGCAAAAGCCCAGAATTTTGCTATGAAGGACGGCGAGATTCTGGGCTTTGATGACTATGTCAAGACCTTCAAGGCCGCAGACCCCAGCGCCATTCTGCCGGACGGCGGTATGGTACAGTTTTCTACATCCGCACTGGGCGGCAACCGCCAGCCCGCAAACGCACATGAGGCCGCAAATGCTGCATTCCGCGCAGCGTTCGGCCAGAAAGGTTGATTATTATGGCTATTGATGCAATCGCCCGCAATAAGGCTGAAGCCCTGATCCGGGAGCAGCTGGTGAACACCATCCAGCAGGATGTGCCCAAGAGCTCCATCGTGATGCAGCTTGGCACCCGCCTTGCCAACATGACCTCCAACCAGACCAAGATCCCCGTCCTGTCCATGCTGCCTCTGGCATACTGGGTCAACGGTGACACCGGCATGAAGAAAACCAGCAAGCAGGAATGGGACAACGTCTACATGACCGCCGCAGAGCTGGCTGTCATCGTTCCTGTGCCCGAGGCCGTTCTGGCAGATTCCTCCTTTGACATCATGGGCGAGGTACAGCCCCGCGTCCGTGAGGCCATGGGCGCAAAGATCGACAACGCCATCCTGTTTGGCGGTGACCGTCCCACCGAGTGGACGACCGACGTGCTGACCCTTGCCGCAAAGAACAAGGTCACCGGCCCCATCGACTACACCAAGCTGCTGGGCAAGGCTGGTCTGTTCTCCAAGGTCGAAGCTGGCGGCTTCGGCGTTGATGCCGTGGTGGGCGACCTGACCGCCAAGGCAGAGCTGCGCGGCCTGCTGGATACCAATGGCCGCCCGCTGTTCCGCTCCGATATGCAGGGTGCAACCACCTACGCGCTGGACGGTGCGCCCATGTACTTCCCCGAGAACGGCGGCTTCGACGCTTCCAAGGCACAGCTGATTGCAGGCAACTTCAAGAAGCTGGTGTACTCCATCCGTCAGGATGTCACCGTGAAGCTGCTGGATCAGGGCGTGATTCAGGATCCCTCCACCAAGGAGATCGTCTACAATCTGGCCCAGCAGGATATGGTGGCCCTGCGCGTTGTGATGCGTATGGGCTGGGCACTGCCCAACCCCGCCACCCGCATGAATGCCGACCGCTCCAAGGTTCCGTTCGCATTCCTGACCGCTGCGGCTGTCGCAGCATAAGGAGGCCACCATGCTTTACTGCACCTACGAACAGTACCAGACAGCGGGCGGCACGCTGGACGAGGCCGCCTTTGATACGCTGTGTGCCCGGGCTTCCCGGCTCATCGACCGGCACACCTTTGGCCGGGCAGAGCCCCACGCCGGGGCCTGTGCCGGGTGCGCTGCCCTGCTGGCCGATGCCTGCGTCCAGATCGTCGATGCCATGAGCGCCGCACAGAGCGCCTGTGCCGTGCCCGGGGCTTCCAGCGTGTCCAACGATGGCTACTCTGTCACCTTCGCCAGCGGGGCGCTTTCTGAGCGGCTTGCAGCGGAAGCGCAGGGCATCCTCTCCAATACGCTGGGCAATGACCCCCACGGCCTGCTGTATCGGGGGTGTTTCTGATGCAGTGCAGCGTTACCGTTGTGAACCTCATCCACGACACCGCCACTGAGACCGACCGGCCTGTCTGCCACGTCATCCCGGGGAGCAGCTGGCGGGAGAAGCTGGACACCTCCGGCGGCGACCCCCAGCGGACGGTGCACATCCGGCTGCCCCCTGCGGTGGGCTACCTGCCCTATTTCCAGTGGGCAAAGCTCCCGCCCGGGGAAAAGGCGGCACACTGGACGCTCAAGCGGGGCGGCAAGCTCATCTGCGGCGCTGTCCGCAGCCTGACCGAGGCCGAGTATGCTGCCCTCGAGAAAACACACATCTGCTGCACGGTGGCGGCGGTCTCCGACAACCGGGAACCGCTGCTGCCGCATTTTCATGTAGAGGGGAGCTGAGGAAATGAGTGCACCCGTTATTGACCTGAAGCTCAGGTTCCGGCCCGGCTTTCAGGCCGAAATGGACAAAGGCTTCCAGAAGGTCCAGTATGCGTTCTCACAGCAAGTTGCCAAAGCTGTGGACCCTTATGTACCCTTCGACACCGGCACGCTGAAGAACAGCGTCAACCAGGCATCCGACTTCAAAGGCGGAAAGCTGGTCTATAACACCCCGTATGCCCGGCGGCAGTATTACCTGCACACGCAGGGGCAGGGTCTGCATGGGGAGAACCACCTGCGCGGCTCCTACTGGGGCCAGCGGGCCATTGCTGACCACAAAGACGAACTGATCCAGTTCGCCAAAAACGCTGCCCAAAAAGAGCTGGGAGGTGGAACGTAATGCCCAAAGCGTCCATTACGGCCCTGCGGGACTGGCTCAAGACCTGTCCACTCATTGCCGAGGAGCAGGATGCCACCGGTGCGGCCTTCCGCATTGCCGGACTGGAAGAGGAAGCCACCGCTTTTTCCATTGAGGACAGCCCCACCGACCCCATTGTGGAAAGTTACATCTCCGGGCGGGATCTGGCGAAGAACTACCTCTTCCTGTCCCGAAGGGAGTTCGGGGAGACCGATGTGCTCACCATTGAGAACAGCGGCTTCTTTGAACAGCTGGCCGATTGGGTAATGGAACAAAATGACTGCGGCATCCTGCCTGATCTGAGCAAATGCGGGCACGGCAAGGAAGCCCAGAGCATTGAAGTCACCTCCACCGGCTACATCGTCACCGACGGCTCCGGAAGCTGCAAAATGCAGATGCAGCTCCGGCTCGTCTACTATCAACCCAAACTTTGAAAGGAGACCATCCTATGACTGTTTCCGAAACCCTGACCGCGCTCAAGACCAAGAAGGGCATCGTGCCCAGCGCGGACTACACCGGCACCGAAAAGGCCGATGATTTCATCTTTGCGATCCAGACCGATGCCTCCACCCAGACCAAGGAGAGCGACTGGATCGTGTTTGCAGAGCGTGTCAAGGAGCACTCTGGTGCACTGAACGCTTCCACCGAGGACGTGCCCTATATCCGCGCAGGCACTGTCACCGAGAAGGGTGAGACCCAGCGCACCTTCTCCCTGAACGGAAACCGCTGCGTGGGCGACCCTGCGCAGGATTTCCTGCTCTCCCACAAGGTCAAGTTCGGCTCCGGCACTGAGGTGGTGTTCCCCTATATCTACTTCAGCGCAAAGACCGGCAAGGGCGAGAAGGGCGCAGCTGCCTTTATTGTCACTGCCGATGCAAGCGGATCTGCCAGCAACTCCGCAGGTTTTGCCTGCGACGTGAAGGGTGTTGGCGTTCCGGCTGAGTTCAACTACCTGACCGTAGCCGCAGGCTAACCCGATTTTCAATGATTCATACAGCCCTCGTTCCCGATGAACGGGGGCCCTTTTTGTAAGGAGGATTCCCCATGATCATCAACGGCATTGAATTTGATTTTTCCACCCTGAACGCCAACGACGTGGATCGGATGCTGGCTGCGCAGACCAGGCAGCAGGAACGTGCTCGGACGGAGGGCAGCCGCTACACCCCCGAGAATGATTACCCTGCCTGGCTGCGCTTCCAGTGCCGCATCTTTATGGACTACCTGGACGAGGTTCTGGGTGAGGGTGCTTCTGAGAAACTGGGGCTGGACGGCAGTAACTTCAGCACCTGCCTGACGGTCAGCAAGGCCTTTGCCGAGGCCATGGCCGCAGAAAAGGCCAGTGTCAGCGCAATGATCCACCCCGCTGAGGAGCGGGCGCAGGCTTCGGCAGCACAGGCCATCCCTGCCCCCATGAACCGTGAGCAGCGCCGGGCCGCAGGTGTGCACAAGCATACCTTCTGCGTCGAATCGACGGGTGAGCTTACCCATCAGCTGCTGACCCCCGGCGCACACACCCACCAGCGTGAGCGCTATTATCAGAATCCCTACGAGGTCAACACTCCCGATGATGCCAAGGAAGCGCAGGCCGCTGTCGAGGCCCTGAAGGACGATCCCGAAGCCATGCGTCAGCTGGCCGAAGCGGCCCGGAAGATTGCCGCAGAACGCCATGTCTGACCTGCTGACGGACACCCTGCCCACCGAGTGGGAGGGCCGCGCCATCGACCCTGACTTCCGGCCCATGATCTGGCTGCTGATCCGCACCCGCCGCGCCAAGACTGACGAGGACAGAGCCCGGATGATTTGTGAAGCCGTTCAGCGGTTCTTTGTAGAGCCGGTGCCCGGAGTGCAGTACCAGGAAGCCTTTGAATCTCTGGTGCGCTTCTGCCAGGGCGGCGGCCCCGAGGACGAGGAGCGCACCGGGGCTGGCAGCAGCAGCGACCCACAGGACGAGCCTGTGCTGGATTACCGGTGCGATGCCGACTACATCGTGGGGGCCTTTCAGCAGGCCTACGGCATCGACCTGACCGCCGACAAGGTGCACTGGTGGCGCTTCAAAGCACTGCTGCACGCCCTGCCGCCGGAAACGCCGCTGGGCAAGATCGTGGAGATCCGGGGCAAGGACACCTCCGGTATGGACAGGGCCGACCGGGACTACTACGAGACCCTGAAAGAGCGCTTCGCTCTGCCGGATGGGCTGAAGGGGGTGAAGCGGAACGAGACCCTGCAAGAGCACGAGGACGCTTTCCTCGACCGCTTCGGTTGATTCCCGCGCCCCGGTGCCCTGCCCCTTCTGCGGCAGAGCGCTGCCCGTGTGGGCGGCTCCCGAAGCCTGCGCCCACGGTTTGTGGGTAAAATGCAAAAACCCCGCATGTAAGCGGGAGGTAGAAATCAAGTTATAGCAGCCTGTGCCCCTGTGCCCGCGCTCCGAATGAGAGGTGGACACAGTGGCATTTGATTTTAGCGTTACCGGCAACACCAAGTTGGACACCAGCGGCTTCACGCAGGGTGTCAGCAGCATGACCGTCGCCGCCGGAACGCTGATCGCAGACCTGGTAAAGACGGCTAGCAGCCAGCTGACGAATCTTGCCCAGAGCGCGATCCGGAACGGCTCCGTCTACGAGACATCGCTTGCCAAAGTCGGGACCATCGCCGATCTTGGCAAGCTTTCGATCCAGAAGCTGGGCAGTCAGATCACGGACACGTCCAACACCATGGGCATTGCGGCCACGGATATTGCCGAGGCTACCTACCAGGCCATCAGCGCCGGGCAGGACACGGCCAACGCTGTGGAATTTGCAGGCCAGGCAGCGAAACTAGCAACCGCCGGTTTTACCTCCACGACCTCCGCCGTGGATATCCTGACCACTGCCCTGAACGCCTACGGCTTGAGCGCCGACCAGGCGACCCACGTTTCGGATGTGCTGCTGACCACCCAGAACCTGGGCAAAACCAGCGTGGACGAGCTTTCTTCCAGCATGGGCAAAGTCATTCCGCTGGCCGCAGCTTACAACGTCAGCGTGGAAAACCTGTCCAGCGGTCTGGCCGTGATGACCGCAAACGGCATTGCCACCGCTGAGGCTACCACCTACACCAAATCCATGCTGAACGAGCTGGGCGACACCGGGTCCAGCGTCGGCAAGATTTTACAGCAGCAGACCGGCAAGAGCTTTGCCCAGCTGAACGCCGAGGGTAAAAGTCTGGGCGATGTGCTGCAGATCCTCTACGACAGCGTAGGTGGTGACAGCACCGCCTTTGCCGGGCTATGGTCCAGCGTGGAGGCTGGAACCGGCGCTCTTTCGCTGGCATCGGGCGGCGCGGACAAATTCAACGGCGTGCTGGCCCAGATGGTGGACAGTGCAGGAGCGACCGACACCGCCTACCAGACCATGACTGACACCTTCCAGCACAGCATGGAAAGCCTCCAGACAACGGCAGAGAACCTGAGCATTGACCTGTTCGAGGCCATGGAGCCGGGCCTGATGGAAGCCGCCAACTGGGGCACCGACTGCCTGAATACCCTGACGAGCGCTCTGAATGAGGGCGGCCCGGCAGCCATGCTGGACGCAGCCAGCGGCATTCTGGAAAATCTGACCGCAGGTGTTGTTCAGAAGATTCCCGGGCTGGCATCGGCAGCAACACAGGTCACCACCAAGCTGGTGCAGTATCTGGCTGACCATCAGGACGAGATCTTCGATGCAGGCATCCAGCTGCTGGAACAGCTCATCATCGGCATCACCGACAACCTGCCCCAGCTGATCACAGCAGCAGCGGAATTGATTGCAAAGTTCTCTGCCGCGCTGATCTCCCATCTGCCCGACCTTCTGAACTGCGGTGCGGCTCTTCTGACCACACTGGTAGACGGCATTCTCCGCAGCATTGAGAATCTGGGCGAAGCTGCCCTTGCCTGCATCGCCAAGCTGACCGGCGTGTGGGACGGCAGTATGGATGATTGGGGCCACATCGGCGAGAACATCGTCACTGGCCTGCTGAACGGCATCACTGGGATGTGGGACACGCTGGTGTCCACAGTCAAGGGCAAAGTCAACGGCATGGTGAGCACCGTCAAGAACGTGCTGGGCATCCACTCGCCCTCGAAGGCGTTCACTGAGATCGGCGAGAATGTCACGCAGGGCCTTGTCAATGGCATCAACACCGGTGCCCCAGCGGCAGAGCAGGCCATCCAGAACATCGCCCAGACCCTCAGCGACTACGGCCCGGATTTTGCCACCGTAGGGGCCACCATCACAGAGCAGTTCCGCACCAAGCTCACCGAGGGCTGGGCGCAGATTCAGTCCGACATCCAGACGGATGCGCTGGGGGCCATCGAGACGCTGGCAACGGCACTCAAGGATGGCAACCTCGAGAGCCTGGGCCTGTGGGCCGCTTCCTACTTCTGGCAGGCCTGCACCAAGGAGCAGCAGAGCCAGATTCAGGCCGTAGCCATGGGGGCTCTGAATCAACTGGGGAGCGCCCTTTCCGGCGTGTTCGGGAACCTGAGCCAAATGGCCATGGGTCTAGTGGCGCAGTTCGTGCCCGCCGCAGCCAGCGCAACCACGAGCCAGATCGCCCTGAACACCGCCATGGACGCAAACCCCATCCTCTTTGTCATCTCCCTCATCGGGATGCTGGTGGGTGCCCTGCTGAACTTCTCCGGCAAAAACAAGGATGTCGCCAACGGCTTCCAGTCCGTCTGGGCGGGCGTTGAGGACTTTATGAGCTACATCTTCGAGGGCCTGATGCGCATTGTGGCGGCGGGCATCGAGGGCTTTGTCATCCTCATCAACGGCCTCATCGGCCTGTATAACTCCGTGGCGTGGCTCTGGGGCGACCATGTGGATTACATCAGCAATCCAGCCTGGGACTACGCCAACAAGATCGCCGCCGACCGCAAAGCCCGGCAGGCCGAGCGAAAAAAGCAGCAGGAAGCTGCCAACAACCCCAGCAGCTCCGGCACTTCCACCAAATCCCAGAAGGTCATCGAGAGCATGACCGACACCAGCAAGACCACCAGAGCAGACGGCAGCACCGTGACCACCAAAGTGCTCACCGAGAAGCTGCAGGATGAGACCGGCAAGATCACCCAGCGGGTGACCAAGACCGTCACCGAGGCAGGTACCAAGCTGATGGACGGCGTGGAGCGCTCCTACAAGACCGTGACCACCTATGTGGACGGCATCCAGACAAAGGTGGAGCGCAGTTTGGATGACATCGCTAAGACCACCACAGGCACAAAACCCGGCTCCACCACGCCGACGGCCCCCACCCCGGACAAAGACCTGACCGACGCTGTGGAGGCCAACACCGAGGCCCTGCTGGCCGCCAACGCGAAGCTGGCCGAGATGGTGCGGCAAGCCAATTCTCTGGTGCTGTCGGACAACATGGCCATCAGCCGGTCTGTGGCCGCTTCCGGCACGGCACAGGTGGCCGCAGCCGCCAACCAGTACCACCGGGAGGGCGACACCACCATCATCCAGAACATCCACTCGAAGGCCCAGAGCGCCGCCGACCTCGCCCGCGAGACCCGCTGGGAGGCTGACCGCGCCAAGGCCCAGAAGCACTGAAAGGAGGCACCCGAATGGAACGACAAGATCACCTCATGCTCGTGACCGATGCGGGCGCAGAACTCCATCTGGGCTGGGATCACGACATCCCCTATACCATGGACCCGCTCAACGGCGTGCCGGTGGATCTACAACTGGCGCAGGGCGTCAATCAAGTGGGCCAGACCGTCGAAGATCAGAGCGTGGCGGGGGTGTATCGCCAGATCAACGCCGACTGCTGGGGCCCCCACGGCGATGCAGACGCAGATCTTCTGCTCCGCACTCTAACCTACAAGACCGCGGGCACCCTCTACTTCGGGGACAAATGGTTCTGCCGTTTCGTGGTCAGCAAGACCCCCTACACCGTCCAGCTCCACGGCTTCGTCCGGCTGGAGATGATGCTCTTCTGTCCCAAGCCCTTCTGGTACAGCCTGACTGCTGCCAGTTACACGCTGGGCGGCTATACGGCAGCCTTCCGGTTCCCGGTCAACTACGCGCAGCCCCACCGCTTCGGCATCCGGCAGCCCAGCACCTTTGTCAACTGCCGGAACACCGGGGCGCTGCCGGTGCCCTTCACCGCCACCCTCAGAACGGACGCCTCGGTGGTCAACCCCTGCATCCTCAACGTCATCACCGGCGAGCGCATCCGCATTCTGACCACCCTGACGCAGGAGCAGACCATCGAAATCTACCGCACCACCACCGACCAACTGGCCGTCAAGCGGACGGAGCACCAAGTCGAAGAGAACATCTTCGCCCTGCTGGACGAGGACAGCGACCTTGTGGAGCTGGCCCCCGGTGACAACCCGCTCAAGACCGAGGCCGACAGCAACGTGGACAACCTGCAAGCCACCGTGACCTTCTACCCGATGTATTCGGGCATCCTGCCGGAGGTGATCGCATGACGCTGGACGTTCTGGACGAGACCACCCTCGCCCGGCTGGGGCAGATCGGGGTGTGGGTCTCCCTCTGTTGGGATGAGCCCTACAATACCCTGCAATCCTCCTTGCTGGAAGTCCGCCCCACACGGGAGAACCTCGAACTGCTGCGGGAGGGCCGATGGCTCCGGCGCAGTGACAGCAATGTGCCCATGCGCATCTGCCACCGCTCCAACGAAAACGAGGGTGCGAACCTCGTCTGCACCCTCTACCCGGCCACATGGATCTTGAGCAAGCGGGTCAGCACCGAGGTCGTCAAGAACGAGAACGCGGAGGCCGCCATGCGCCGCCTTGTGGCCGCAATGGACCCGTGGCCCCGTTTTGAGCTGGGCGAGCTGGTGGGCTTCGATACCCGCTACACCGCCCAGACCTCCGGCGGCTCCGTCCTCAACTACCTGACCACCATCGGGGCCGCGTGCGACCTCGGCTTCCGCATTGTCCTCAGCGGTAAAAATGCAGATAAGAAGCTGCGGTTCGAGGTCTACCGCCCCACGGCAGACCCCAACAATCGGTTCAGCACCAAATGGGGCAGCCTGACCGGGGCCAGCTGGGCCTTCGGCGACAACGACTACTGCAACGTGGCCGTAGTACAGGGGGCCGGAGAGGGCGCCAACCGCGCCACCGTGACCGTCGGCCTCACCGACGCCGCCGGGGCCGACCGGCGGGAACTCTACGTGGACGCCCGCGACGTCCAGCCTGACGAAGAGAAGGGCGAGACCAACACCTCTCCGGACTACCTGCAGCGGCTCATGGACCGGGGCACCAACAAGCTGTTGGAGCAGCTCCGCACCGGCAGCATCGAGGTCAGCCTCGACGCTGCCCTCTCCCCCGGCGACGTGGCCTTCTGCACCCTGCCGGAGCTGGGCTACAAGGCCACCGTCCGGGTGGCAGACGTCATCACACAGAGCCAGAGCGACGGCACCACCCGCACCCTGCGGCTGGGCACGCCGGTCTGGCACAGGCTCTAAGGAGGGTTATTTTGAGCAACATCGTTACTTACCCCCTCAACGGCATCGACTACGACGCCGCCGACGCTGCCGGGTACACCGCCACCCGCACGTCGGGCGTGTACAGCAGCGAGGAGGATTTCGCCGTCACCGCGGCGGGCGGCTTGTCCGTGACCGTCAGCGCGGGCGTGGGCTGGGTACACCCCGCCCGGTTTGAGGGCTACAGCGTCATCATGCGGGAGGCCGAGACCCTGACCCTTGCCCTTGCGGACGGCCAGCGCACCCGCATCGACCGCATCGTGCTGCGCTACGACACAGCGGCCCGCAAGTCCTCCCTGCTGGTAGTGCAGGGCACCCCCGACACTCAGCCCACCGCGCCGGGCATCTCCCGCACGGCGCTGCTGTACGACCTGTGCCTCGCCCAGATCACCCGCCCCGCCGGTTCCACCACCATCGTCGCGGGCAACATCACCGACACCCGGCTCGACCCCGCTCTCTGCGGCGTCATGCGGGACGGCGTGACGGGAATCCCGACGGAGGAGCTGATCGCGTCCGCGCGGGAGCGCATCAACGCGCTGGAAGAGACGGCCAGTGCCGCCGCCAAAGAGGCCGGCGCCAGCAAGACCGCAGCGGCACAGTCGGAGGCCAACGCCGAGGCGTACAAAGAGGCCGCTGCCACGTCGGAGCTCAATGCCGCTGGCAGCGCCTCCGCCTCTGCCGGTTCCGCTGCCGCAGCCGCTCGGAGCCAGAGCGCCGCGGCGGGAAGTGCCATGGAAGCATCCGGTTCGGCCAGCGCGGCGGAAAAGTCCAAAACGGCAGCGGCGACGTCGGAGAGCAACGCGGCCAAACATGAGGAAGCCGCCAAGAAAGCCTCCGATGAGGCCGGGGCCAAGGCGGGGACAGATAAGACCTTGAGCATTGAGAACGCACCGGCGGATGCGGCGGCGGTAAGAAAGCTGATCGAAGAATCCCTTGCCGCTCAGCGTGCGGAGGATTACGCCAGAATCAAATTCTGGGCCAGCAACGACTCCACCAGCCCGGCAAGCTTTATCGGCGGCACATGGGAGCGCGTCGAAGGTGAGTTTATCATGGGCGCTTCCAGTGCCTACCCTGTGGGCACCACCGGCGGCAGCGCCACCCACACCCAGACTACTGCCGAAATGCCGAGCCATAGCCATAGTGGCAGTACCGGCAGCGCTGGTTCCCACAGCCACAGTGCATCCACCGGCAGCGCAGGCGGGCATAGCCATAGCGGTACGACCGGTTGGGCGGGTGCGCATAGTCACGCTACATCGATGGAGTTATATAGTTCGGGTGATAGCGCAAATTTTTATGCACCCCCCAGAAGCAACGCCTGGAACCCAGAGAAAATCTCCACCGATTCCGCAGGTTCCCACACCCACAGCTTCAGCACGAACAGCACAGGGGCGCACAGCCACTCTGTGAGCATCAGGGACGCTGGCGCTCACACTCATACCGTGAGCATCGGCAGCACCGGCAGCGGGCAGGCAATGGACATCCTGAACCCTTACTATGCCCTGTACATCTGGGTGCGGGTGGATGATGCCGCATGAAAGGAGCGCACATGAAAATTATTGACGAGAATGGCATTGTGCTGACCACTGAGCCGGATCTGGAAGCGGGCTATCTGGTGGAAGATGTGGAAGTTGTTCACCATGATGCCGTAGAGGGCACAGCTCCGCAGTGGCACAGAGAGACCGCAAAGCTGCCGGACGGCTCTCTCGCCATCTACTACCGGGATGGTAAAGAGATTGGCCGGGACATGGTGAAGGTCATTGATGTGCCCGGTGTTGACCCTCAGCCCGCCTGGGATGAGGAAGTGCCGGTGATGCGGTACATCCGCTACACCGCCGAAGAGTTGGTCCAGCGGGAAAAGGAGAAGCAGGAAGCCCAGCAGCGGCAGGAAGCGCTGGACAAGCTCCCCCAGACACTGGCCGCCCTGCAAGCCGCACAGGCAGATGCGGATGCGCTGAACGTTGACCAGGCCTACCGGCTGACGCTGCTGGAGCTGGGGATCACGGAGTAAGCCCCTCTGCCAAGAGGACGATAGCATTTTTAAGATGGGGCACTGCCCCGGAAAGGACAAACCTATGTTGTACCGTACCTGTAAACGCATGATCGAACGCGGCAATCTGGAGGGCATGAGCACCAAGCTGGACGTATTCTACGCCGCCGGTAAGCTGACCGATGACGAGTACAAGGAGCTGACCGAGCTGCTGGCCGAGAAGGAGGCGCAGAATGCCCAGAACAATACTTGACGTTTCCCGCTGGCAAGGCAGCATTAACTGGGACAAGGTCAAGGCAAGCGGCCTTGTCTCCGGCGTGATGATCCGGGCCATGGGCAACAGCAAAGAGGGCAAGCCCAGCAAGCCCTACATTGACCCCTATTTTGCCCGCAACTACGCCGAGTGCCAGCGCCTGGGCATCCCGGTGGGCGTGTACGGCTACTTCAAGGCCACCACCAAGGCACAGGCCGACAGGGAGCTGGCCCTGTTCAAGCAGGCGCTGGACGGCAGAGCCTTCCAGCTCCCGGTGGCTGTGGACATCGAGGACAAGCTGCAGGCGGCCCTGAGCAAGTCCGCCCTGACCGATATCGCGGCCCACTGCCTGAGCGTGGTGGAGAGCTGGGGCGTGTACGCCATGCTCTACACTGGCCTGAACTTCGGGCAGACCAACCTTTACATGGGCGGCGCGGCCCTCAAGCCCTACGACGTATGGCTGGCGGCCTACCGCACCAGGAAGCCCACCCCTGACTGGGCCTTTGGGATGTGGCAGTACACCAGCAGCGGCAAGATTCCCGGCATCGCCAAGGGCGCAGACCTGAGCGTGGCCTACAAGGACTACGCGGGCATCATCCAGCGGGCCGGGCTGACGAAAGTGAGAGGAGCATAAGTGATGAGCAAGAAGCTTTTTATCAGTCAGCCTATGAACGGCCTATCGGACGAGCAGGTGCTGCAGGAGCGTGCCGCAGTGATCGGGAGGGCAAAGGCCGTGTTTGGTGACGATGCGGTTCCTCTGGAAACGTTCTTTGAGGACTTTGGCCCCGATGCGAAACCGCTGGATTATCTGGCACGTAGCATCGAGTTTCTGGCTAAGGCTGACGTGGCGGTTTTCGCCCCGGGCTGGGAGTACGCACGCGGCTGTCGCATTGAGCGGCAGTGCGCCGAGGAATACGGTATTCCGGTAATGGAGGTGTGAGACCGATGTGGCAGTTTATCACGGAGTATTGGGCCGGGTGGCTCTGTGCTCTGATCGGCGGCGCGATCCTTGCCGCCATCCCCAAGATCAAGGCCCTGTGGGACGCGGTGCTGGCCCTGCTGCATGACCGCATCTATACCGAGTGCTACCGTTTTATGGAGCTGGGGTACATCACCCGCGACGGCCTGCGCAACCTGAATTACCTCTACAAGACCTATCATGTGATGGGCGGCAACGGCACCGGTACGGAATTGTACAAGAGAGCCTGCGCTTTACCCATCCACGACTGAAGAAAGGAACTGACATTATGAACGCACACATCACTGAGAACAGCACCCCCGCCATCCCCGCCGCAACCATCGCCCGCACCGTTGTGCTGGCACTGGCCCTCGCCAACCAGCTGCTGAGCGCAGCAGGCAAGCCGGTGCTGCCCATCGACAGCGCCAGCGTGGAGCAGTGGGTGACGGCTGGCCTGACCACCGCTGCCGCCATCTGGGCATGGTGGGAGAACAACAGCTTTACTCCTGAGGCCATCCACGCCGATGAGCTGCTGGATCAGATGCAGGGGAAGATCAAGTAAGAGTACATAGCAACAGCCCCGGGGAGCCTGACGGTTCCTCGGGGCTGTTTTCTTTTGGCATGTTTCGGCATATTCCGACGCATTCCGCATTATCCGGCACATTCTGACATTTTCCGGTTAAAGTTGGATGGAAAGGATGTGCAAACA